GAAATCAAAAAGAAGCTGTCTTTGGCATCATTTGAAGAATTAGCAACTCTCAAGGCGTCAGCCAAATTTGCTGGACAGGAGGATCCATTTTCCTCAGAAGATGCTTTTGAATCTTTTCTTAAAAATGAATCAGCAGGAGGTTCAAGACCAAGAGTGGTCACTGCTCTATGTCATTTTAGACTCTTTTTGGACTCTCAAGGGAAGTGTGTTGAGACTCCTTTAGACATGGTCAGATTCGCTCTAGAGTATCTCGAAGCTAAAGGCAGCATTTTTGTGGACTTGTTCAAAAAACCACAACATGGGGGGCTACGTGAAATCTACGTTATTGAAATTGCTGCTAGGGTAGTTCAATACTATGTTGAAACAATCTCTAGGGTGATTTGCTCTTATTTTGATTCAGAAGTTTTGACTCATCCAAAGAACAAATATCTCATTCCATTAAGGCATGGAGCTGAGATGAGAAAGAAGGATAAGAGCTTCATCACGGTCACTCAGGCTGGAGATGCCAGCAAGTGGAACCAAACACACTTTGTGCCAAAGTTCATCACCATGACAACAGCCATGCTTCCAGACCATTACTTCAATTTCATCTTCAGAGCCATGGGTCTTTGGGTGAACAAACAAATAATGCTGCCCTTGGATCTCATTAGAACTTTCTATTCAAGCCCTAATTCACCTGTTGAACATGAGTCCATGTATGAGGAACTGAGAAATGTTTACTATGGCAATACGAAAGCTGAATACATGAAAGCTGGAGAAATTTTCATGACCATTCAATCAGGAATGATGCAAGGGATTTTGCACTTCACTTCCAGTTTGCTGCAAACATTACTGCAGCTGGTGGTCAAAGAGCAAGCAACTCAATACTTCCATCTGAAGCTAGGTGTTCCTGATGTAGTAATTTCTAGTGAAGAAAGTTCAGATGATTCCAGTCTTTACATATCAGTTCCTTGGAAAGAGAATTGCAGTCAAGATGAAATGGCTGTTCAAAAAAGGAATCTCTTCATGGCTAGAGTTTTCCTGAGATTTAAGGAAGAGCTTGGTCGAATGGCAGGAATATATCCTAGTACTGAGAAAACAACAAATGATCTTTGGAACTTAGGAGAATTCAACAGCAATTGGTTTTTCGGAGACAAATGGATTCAAC